TTGTCTGCAGGATACTTACCTGCTAGCAACTTACCAATGCTCTTCGCCCATGCTTCTGCTGAGTCACCTACTTGAATTGTCCAAGTTTTTGTGGTTGGATCCCAAGTTTCTTGGTTTTCTTCGATTCCTTTTTCAGCCGAATTATTACTACGAACAATTTCTAGATTTGGAATAAACTTGCGGAAACCAGTTAGTGATCCGCTAACAGGACGGAATCCTACCCCACAACCCTGTAGTAGTAGCCAAAAAGTATCTACTACATCATATACAGTTTCTACATTTGTAAAACTGCAGTTAAACATAGAAGCTTCGCGACGACGCGCGATGTCTGTGCCACCAAGCCAAAGAGTACGTCCAGCAACTGCAATCTTTCGCTCTAGTAAAAGCTTTCCAAGCTCTTGGATTTCAGCTTCTTCGGTTTCACTTAAAAAGGTCCAGTCTTTTGATTCTGGTGTTACATTGTGTAAGGGAACATCTTGTAGCTTTTGATGGGTTTTTGCGCGTTCCCACAAAAACCGTTGGTGACTCATTACTCGTTCAACAGTCTCGTTCCAAGTCTCAAACTCGGTGCCTTCACTATTAAGTGGTCGATTGTAAGTACGTCGTGTAATTACCTGAGCTCGGGTGGTTGGATTATTCATAGTTTGGTTTCCATAGTTTACTGAATTTTAATACGTTGGGAATGTCTATTCTCGGACATACCACAATGCAAGAGTCTTTTCCGTCCATAGTTTTGTTTTCGTGAGCCAAATAGACATTCTCTAGATCTGAAATCTTTTGAAACTCGTTAGTATTAACTCTTACTACAACCTTTTTAAAAGAGTTATTTAACCACAAGTTGTAAAATAATTTTTCCTGAAAAAATAAATGCGCACCAAGTACAGCATGTGCTACAAGAGTAGGTGTTATAAAGTCCGGTACTTTTTCTAACACCGCAATATACATTTTTAAGTTTTTTGAGTCTAACATGTTACTGTTACCTGATAGGGGCAGCTTACGCTATTGCACACCCGGTACCCCTTTTCTAAATTAAACCCACAGCTTGGACAAACAGAAGTAGTATTTTCTTTTGCATTCTTGACATTATACCATCGAACACTAAGTTGTTTATCGTAGTAGTTTTTAAAGAAATCTTCTTCGTAGGGTGTTGTGTGTGAGATCACGTCAAAAAGCTCCTGTGCTACCAAACCCGTTTTCACCACGTTCTGTGTCAAACCAGTCTTGTTCTCCATAAACAGGAACAGGTAAAGCAATAGGTACCACTACCAGTTGTACAATTCTTTCACCTCTAGTTAGAGTAATCCAGTCGCTGCTCAAAGTTTCGTTGCTACCAAGATACATCAAGCTGGCTAAAATTTCTCCACGATAATCAGAGTCGATTACTCCAACAGAGTTTGTGAGTATAATGTTCTTTTTGCTCAAAGAGCTGCGCGCGAACAGGAACCCAACATGGTTGGGAGGGATCTTTGCGTGTACTCCTGTACCTACTAGGGTTCTAACACCTTTTGTTAAAGTAACGTCATAAGCGCTCTTTAGGTCCAATCCAGCATCTGTTGGGTTAGCTCGGATGGGAGCAAGAGAAGGGTCTGTTAGTTTTGTTTCAAGCAGCATAGTTTCTCGTTGATGATGTTGCAGTTTGTATCTCCTAGAGCTTCGTCACAAAACTCTAGTAAGTCCATTAGTTTATAATTGTCTAGTAACTGCTCTTTGCCAAAATCGTTAAGATTAGCGATGTACTTATAACGACTAGCAATGGGCATATTAGCAATAATATCGTAACAACTTCCCCACTCTTTAACAAGACTGTGAGCCTTTTTAGGGCCGATGCCTGGCACACCGGGGATGTTGTCGCCTGAGTCTCCTGTGAGACATTTGATTGAGATGTGATCTTCTGGAAGGTAGTCATAGTGATCTCCCCAATTTTCCAGGGTTACTTCTTTGCGGGTTACATAACTAAACCGCATCACATCAGGTTGGATCAGTAGATCCCAGTCCTTGTCTGAAGAAATCAATACGACTTCTTGAAAGCCGAATTGTTTCTTGTGTTTTACAATGTAAGCAGCAATGTCGTCTGCTTCACACTTTTCAAAACGAAATAGTGGATACTTGTCTTCTGTTTGATAGCTTTCCATTGTTCTATTGAACTCTTGGAAAAAAGCCTCAAAAGCTTCTCGTTCGGCATCTGTTTGTTCATCAAACTTATCTTTACGATTTTGCTTGTAGCTTGGTAAAATGTTTTTGCGATAGCTACTACTTCCACTGTCACAAGCAAGAATTACCTGAGATGCTTTATAGCTTCGCTTTAGGCTTTCTACTGTGTTTTTGTATTCTTCTAAGAAGACTTTTGCTCCACTGTGCTTCCAGCGAAAACCAAGGTTTAAACAGTCCACAATTAACACTGTGGAATTTGACATGTTTGTTAAGTTTTGAAATGTTTTGCTCATGTGTGTATTATAAGTCTTTTACTAAAATAATTCAAGCAATAAATTTTGGATTTTCGTTTTGGATCCAGTCTTCTAAGAGTGCAACAAAGAACTCGTAAGGAGACACACTAACGCAAACGTTTTTATAGGAACAAGACGGAAGATCTTGAAAGGCAACAAATATCTTGCTGCGATCATGCTTGAATATTAATAGTGGTTTTTTGTTCACTTGGTTTCCCTGACGGACTGCTTGACCCCACCAGTCTAGTAATATGGGATTTTTGTGGGTAAGTACTTCTGATGTAAAATGGTCGTCTTTATAGTGTTTGCACTCTACACACCAAAGGTTCTTTTCTCCAGGAACGTATAAATCTCCTTTTAGGAGATGCGTTTCTGATAACGCACCACTACCAGGAGTTCTCTGCCAGTTAAGCCCGGTAAGCTCACGCAGCTTTGTTTTTATAAGGCTCTCTGCCCGAGAGCCTTTATCACGACTGTCAACCATACTCTATTCTCGAAATGTTATTTTTCTTGATAACATTAATCTTTTCTAGTAAGGGATGAGAAAAGCCGTGTGAAATTACAAAAGTGTTTAAGTAAGGCTCTTCTAGGAGTACTTCTACCAGCTTTTCTTTGCCTTCTAAGTCCAGGTTTTCAATAGTCTCGTCCAAAACTAAAAGATTGATGCGTGTATTGCTTAGTCCCTGCATTAGCTTTCTGATGCCTAACAGGGCAGCTGCGTTTACTCTGGCTTTTTCTCCGCTGCTTAAAGCAAAAATCTCAACACTGTGGTTTTGATCCCATACAACTACATTTAGTTTGTCGCCTTGAGAAAGCTGAAACTCTAACTGGAAACGTCCGTCACTTAGTTGGGTCAAGTACGTATTGATTGTTTTTTCCAAGTCTTTTACTAAACACTCGATCTTGTAAGCAACTAAACCTGTACTACTAAAAGTCTTAGTTAAAATATTCAACTTGTTGTGCTTTTCTTCTAATAGTGTTTTTTCTTGTAAAACTTCTTCAACCTCTTGTGAGTACTCTTTTAGAGTTTCTTTAATTACTTCTATGCGGGCGTTGTAGGCAGTCTTTTTAGTGTTTTCTTCTTGAATCTTTTTGATATTGTCAAAGGATTCTTTTAAAATAATCTTTTTGCTTTCAATAATTTTCTTTAAGTCCTGATAATCAATAACCTGCTTTTCTAAGGTTGAATCGTAGAGATTGTAGTATTGCTCATACTCTTTCTTTGTTTTTTCTTTGCGATTCCATGCCTCTAGGTCTTTGTTGTAGTCATCAAAGACCTTTTTAATTTCTTTTAGTCGGGCTACCGCACTAGACACTTTTTCTCTGTGTTCATCTAAAAAGTAAGAAGTTTTAACATAATCAATATCTTGTAAACAAGTAGGGCACAAAGCTCCTAAATCTCGTCCACCTAAAGCATTCATTTTTAAAACAAAGTTTTGGCTGTCTTTTTGTTCTTTTTCTAAAATTGCTCTTTCACCGCTCAGCGCTTCTAGGTCTATGGTCGGCTTAGGGCCTGGAACTTCTACTTTAATAGAGTCTAGGATCTCTTTGTACTTATTATTTTGGACTATTTTTTTATTGATAGTATCCAATCCGGACACTTTTTCAAACAACGTCGTGATTTCTTCTTCTAGGTGAACAGGGTATTGTGGTACCTCTTGTAGGGGCTTTTCGTGTAGTTCTTCTTTGCTGTGCTTTGAGATCCAAGAAAATAAAGTATTTGCTTTGCCGTCTAAAACTGCAATCTCTTTTTCTAAAGCTTTTGTTTCTGTTTTAAAGACTTCGCCTAGTTCTACATAACGATTTAACTTTAGTAGGTCAATCAAAAACTTTTTGCGATTTGTGTCAGTTGAGGTTAAGAACTCTAAACTGGCTGCGCTGCTCTGATAAACAATTTGTGCAAAGGTTTTGTGGTCAAAACCTAAAATGCTTTCTAAAAGTTTAAAAGTATTTGTAGCTGTATGGGCTGAAATGTCTTCGCTGTTCTTTAAAAGAACTACGCTCTGTGTGCTTCCTCTAACCGTTTCTACTAGGTAGAGATCCACATCTTTTTCAAACTCTAAACTGATCTTGTAACTCTTGGCCTTTGAATGGCGATTTAAGATGTCGCCCTTTTTAATATTTTTGCTGTTTTTGTTGAATAAGACTTCTTCTAAGATTAAAGCAATACTGCTCTTTCCATGCCCGTTCAGTCCAACAATCTGAGTAAGCGGCGACTTGTCAAATTCTATAGAGTTGTTTTCTCCGTAAGAAAAAACATTGCTCCAAGTCATCTTCTTTAAAACAATCATGCGCCCCGCCCTAAAAACACTTCTAGACCAGTTAGTCCGCCGACATACTCGCCATCAACAAAGATTTGCGGAACAGAACGAGCATCTGGCACTGCATAAACCAAATCTTTTTTAGTCCAGCCATTACCCAATTCGCGGTACTCTACATTGTATCCATAATTTTCTAAGATCTTTAGGGCTTTTTTGCAGCCATGACAGTTAGGTTGACCCCAAACTACAGCAGTTTTAGCGATCATAGTTTTTGAACTCCTTTAACACTTCTTTAATAAAATCTTCGTTTAAGTTTAATACGTATAGTAGATACTCGTGAACTTCACCTTCTAGCTCCATGCTTGAGTCTAGTAACAAGGCGGTATCTGTGTTTCGTTTTGTTAGTTTTTTATCTAGTAACTCGTTATCTTGAACCTGTTCTAGTTCACTCAGATTGCCCTCTACTTCATAGATCACATGGTCTACCTCTCCAGGCACCATTGCTTCACCCGCTTTAACAGTTTTGCGAATCAATTGAGGCAAGTCTAAAACATGCCAAACATGAGTTAGGTCATTGGTGTCTAAAACAATAACACCTGTTTCTACTGGGTTCCTATGAAAGCTGGTAACAACAGGACTACCGGGATAGAGAATATTGCGCTGACTATTACTATAACTATGAAGATCGCCAGCGAGTACCAACTTCCAGCTAGCGAATCTATCCAAGTCAATTTCTGGTTTAACGTGTGGGTGGATTTCTCCACGAACGTGCGTAAATAACACTTTGTTGTGAAGACTTTGAAATACTGCGTCACCTTCTTTTTCCCACTCCTTTAACTTATTGTAAGGAATAATGTCTAGACCGGTTGGGGGATCACTCCAGTAGTCGTCTACTATCTGTACTAAGTTATTGATCTTTGAAGTAACAGACTTTAAGTTTGTCAAAAAAGTAGTATTCTTTTTTAAGGCTTCGTGATTACCGCTGTAGATAATAGTAGGAATCCTGCAGCTCGCTACTAGGTCAAAGTAAACCTCTAGTTCTTCCATAGAAGGAATTTTGTCAAAGACGTCTCCTCCTATTACAAACAAGTCACAATTTTCTTGGAGATCCCACAAATTGTCTAAAAGTAGCTCATAACGATTGAGTGCCCAAGGTACTGGAACGTTTTTCTGATTTAGTTTTATGTGGACGTCTGCTGTAAATAAGATTTTCATATGTTTAAAAGAAAAATGAGCCCCCAAAGCTTGAGGCTGAGGGGGCTCCGTATTTTATAGATCTTTGACTGCTTCGCGATCTACTGTTGTGTCCGAATCTTCTTCCGTCTCATCGGTCACTTCTGTGATCTTGGTAAGAGTCTCTAAAACTTCTTCAGCTGAGGGTCGCGGGTACTTGGCATCAATGCTTTCAGCGGCTTCTGCTAGTGCACGCTCTGCATCAGTTAGAACACGACGCTTGCACTTTAATACAGCAAGCTGGTATTCTACGTTGTAAGGCAGAGGACCCGTCTTTACGCGCTTGAACACAATATCCCAGCCAGTATCAAAGTCAGTGGGATCACCAAGGTCTTCTGCAGCAACTAGAATCTGTTCAAAAAGCTTCTTCTTTAGGTTTAGTACTTTTACCTTGCCGTCTTTTGGATCGATACAGTTGATGCTGTATGACCAAGAGCACTTCTTGTCTGGGAAAAAAGTTGGCACATGGTCGGTTTCTTTGTTGTTGAACTTTTCTTTGTCGCGATCAAATGCCAGGCACTCAACTGGAATGTCTTTGTTGTTTGTGCCCTTTAGCCAGTACACGTATCGTGGAAGCACTCCGCCGATCATGCGGACGACGTTTTCACCGTCCTTGTACTCGTAGCTTTCTACTGACTTCTTTACAGCCTTGCCCTTGGTTTCGTTAAACTTTAGTGCCATATTCTTCCTCGAATTTAAAATTGATTTGTTTGTTTGTGATTGTTAAAAGCGGATTTTTGGAAATTTTTTCTATATCCAAGTCCGGAAAATAACTACGGTCTAAGTATTTTATTCCGTAATTTTTGTACAATAAGAGATCGCGTCTGCCTGCTAGTTTTATGTATTGAACTCTGTTTGAGACATCATGATCTCTACTGTACAAAACTGGAATTGGATTTAGTAAAAAACTATTTCCTTTAAGAGATTTTAGTGGTTTGTATTTTGTTGTTTTGTGAACTAAGATTGTTCCTTTTAAGTGGTATCTTAGTAGTACAAGAAACTTGTGATCGTTAAGACCGCTTTCTTTCTCTAAGACTTCTAGGTTAAAAAACAAAGCCATAATCTTATGAAGAACAGATATTATATCACTTTAGCAGGGGTGTATCAAGTCAAAATTTTAATTTGCCTTTTTCTTTACTAAGGGAATACTTACAAAGCGTTTTATAGCAGGTATGATTTTTTCAAAAGTTTCCTGAAATAAATCTACCAGCAAGGCAACTATATTTAATCCAGGAATTAAGGAAATAATAATACGACCTAAAACTGTTCCAATCGTTTCTTCTGGAAGATACCAATCGCCATGCTCTAATTGACGTAGTTGATCTTCTTTTACTTTTTTGATTGTTCTAAAAAAGTATCCAATCAAACACAGTACAGCAGGCACTACATAAAATACATAAATAAAAATTTCAATACTGCTCAATTTTCCAATCCTTTCCCATATAAAATCCCATTTTGATGCCTTGTTGTTTCTTTTCTGCAGGGCTGCTAAAGTTTATGTCTATTACAACAGGATCTTTTTTATTTTCGCAAGGTCTCATAATACGACCCACAATCTGTTCCAAGTTTACCAAGTTTGAACTAGGCACAGTAAGAATAACACAACTTAACTTGTTGATGGAGATGCCTTCTGAAAATATTTGGCGGGAACCAGCAATACACAAGGTCTCGCCCTTATTGACTTTTTCTGCGACTTTCTGTCGCTCTTCAAAAGAAGTGGCCCCTGTAACAAGCGCGCAATCATCACCGAGTTTTTCCTTTATGTTTTCTAGAAATTCTACTCTGTCAGAAATAATCAAAACACTGTGACCGTCTAAGATTTGAGTTGCTGCAGTTGCCGCAACAAAAGTTTGGTAGTCTTCGTCGTATAAAAGTTTATTTATCTTTTGAGTCCATGTTAAACGTGGATTTAAAAAGATTCCTGTGTTTAGGATTTTTACTGTTGGGTTGATGGTATTACTTTGCGGCGGTTTAAACACCTTGCCACCAAAAAAGTCCTTGAATAAAAGGTGCTTGTTGTCTTTGCGAGTCATTGTACCGCTAAGAGCAATACGGTAACGGGCGTGCATAGAGTCTAAAAAGTCGTGAAAGGTTTCAGCAGGCACGTGATGTGCTTCGTCTACAATAACCGTTCCAAACTCTTTTTGAATCTGTAGCTTGTACTTGATAGCACTTTGAATATTTGCAATAACAATAAAGTGATCTTCAATATCAAATACTCCACTGCCTATGATACCAGGACTCATTCCAAAAAGTTTTTCTACTTCTGTTTTCCACTGATCTCGCAAAAAAGTGTTGTGAACTAAAACAAGAGTTTTTTGTTCTAGTTTGCGAGCAATGTGTAAAGCAGTGAAAGTTTTACCCCAGCCAACTAATGCGTTAATAAAGCAAGTGTCGTTTACACTTTCGTAGACAGGAACCTGCGACTCTCGTAAACCAAACTTGGGGTTTGGAAAAGGCACCTCATTTAATACTCTTTTATCTTCGATTGTGTAAGCAGCCGGAATCAGGTCCGTTCTACCTTGAGGAATACTTAAAATTCCGCCTGGAAGGATCTTGTAATTTTTGATAATTTCCAGTCTTTTTGTCCTGGTAGTCTTACCAGTACCGCCAATAAAGTGCTCTATCTTGTATGTTAAAGTACTAGTAACTTCTGTTAAAGTTCTTTCATCTGGTGGTTTAAAGTATATTCTATTGCTGATGATTGCTTTGGTCATATTTTTCTAAAAGTGCTTTTGTACTCGCGGTCAAATAGTCCATAGAGTATTGGACCTAAAGGAGTTTTTAAAATTCCAGCCCAGTTATGTAATAGGTTTGGCGCCAGCAAAGTTTTGAATCTTGTATTATAGCCTTCTACTTCTACAAGGTGTACTCCGTTAGCATGAATTCGCTTTTTTACCTTTTTAAAAACTAAAGGCACTCGCGTAGACTTTTTGTACTGAAACAACTTTCCGTGAGAGTCGATATACCAAACTGATGCTCTAGAAATTTTTATTAAGTCGCCTAAAAAGTAAATTGCGTACTTTAGGTTAAAAAGAGTAGCCCCTGATACCTTTGCTTTAATTCTTCTTTCACCCAGAGTGATACCTTCTAAGTTTTTATCGTCTACTACTTTTATGACTTCAAAGTCTTCTTCTTTAGTCTCTTTTTTAAACGCAAAAAATAGCACTCCCCCTTCTTCCGAAGGTTTTTGTCCTAGTTGAAATACGGGAAAGGCTATTTCGTTTAAATTCATTTCTTTATTAAAACCTTATTTTCTAGGTCGATATCGTAAAAATCGTCCCAATCGCCAAAGCTGTAGTCTTGACCTACATCTTGATCTACCCCAATTGGAACCCCAGGAATACTACATCCCCGATCTTTTTGGGTGTTGGACCTTAATATTTGCTTGTAACTATCAACGTGTTCGTCTTTTACTAGTGCTACAATGCTGTCGTGTACCAACATAAAGATCTTTGCATCAAGAGACTCTTTGTTGCAGGTATTATGGGTGTCGATTGCTCCCAGCAAGTTGATGTCACTACAAAGACTTTGAATTTCTGAGTTGATACCGCTTCGAACTTCGTGAGATGCAATACCTCTATCAGAGGAAAACACATTTTCTAGTCTACGCTTGCGACCAAAGAAACTATAGGTATATCCGTTTGCTTCAATGAACTCTTTTCGTTCTTTTAGCCAGGCTTTTAGCTTTTTGAAACGAGTAAAGTATTGATCAATGTCGTCTTGTGCTTGTGAAACAGAGTAGTACTCACCAGTTGCTTTAGTAACTGTTGCTGCAACTTTTGCTGCTCCTGAACCGTAAAGAATACCGAAACTGATTGCTTTAGCACTTTGACGAAGCGAGCCATAAAGCTTTTTTACGTCTTCTACTGCACACGGCAGGTTAAAAACCATTTTTGCAATACTAGAGTGAAAGTCTCCGCCAGTTTGAAAAACACTTTGCAGGTTTTTGTCTCCACTTAAAACTGCGGCATAGTACATCTCACCAGTCTGCAAGTCTTGTGAAACTATTTTGTATCCGTCTGGCGCTTGAATACATCCCTTGATAATAGGATTGTCGCGCGGAATCTGCTGAGCATTAAACTTGCCACTGGAAGATAAGCGCCCACTTGTGGTGAAAACAAGATTGAAATTTGTACGAATTCGCCCATCGCGATCTAGCTCCGGTAAGATTTTAGTAATGTAGCTAGACTGGATCTTGCCCAATTGACGCACATGCAAGATTTGTTTTGGGAGTTCATGTTCTTCAGCGAGTTCTTCAAGTACTTCGGCATCTGTTGATAGTGCTCCTGTTTTTGTAAGTTTGCCTGTTGGTGTAAGTCCCACATAGTCGAACAAAACAGTTCGAAGCTGCTGTACAGAGTTGGGGTTAAAGATTTTTTTCCAGTCGGCTTCAAAACGTTTTACTTCCTCAAAAGTATAAATTTGTTCACGTGCTTCTAAAATCCACTTGTCTAGGTAATTGCTTGCACACTCTAAACGGGTTTTGTTCATTGGAATACCAACTTCTTCCATATCCATCAAGAACAAAGTTCCTGGGATTAGGATGTCTTGGTACATCTTCAAGAATCTGGGATTATTAAATATGATTGGCTTAAACTTTAAGAATAATTCAAAGGTAACAGCAGTGTCTTTTGCTGCATACTCTGAAATAATATCAAAAGGAATAAGATCGTATGTAAAGTTTTCTTCTTTGATACCGTTCTTGCGGCAGTATTCTTTCTTGAAATCTTCTAGACCCTGATCGTAGTTTCCGTAAGAAGTATACTTTAAGGCTAAGTCTTTCAAGCCGTGTGGAGCGTTTTCGTCTAAAACATAATGCATTACCATCGTGTCGTGCACTTTGTTACGATCAAAATCGATTCCTAAGTGATACTTAATCATCTTGAAGTCAAACTTTAAGTTATGAAATACAACTTCAAATCTTGTTAGAATATTTTTTAGAACTTGTAAGTGACGATCGTCTAGGATGTCTGTTAAGATATATCGACCACTGTTGAGTTTGTGGGTAATACTCAATCCCAAAACATAGCCGTCTCGTGGATACAAAGCGGTAGTTTCTGTGTCTAAGGCAACAAAGTACTCACCCTCTGCTAGAACCTTTTCTAAGAAATCCAAGGCTTCTTCTGCGTTGTAAATTCCCTTAAAGTCACCGTTTTGAGAAGTCTTTACTTTTCCTTCAACGATGTCTTTGATACGACTTACAGCTCTCTCAAAGTCTGGCTTGCCTTCTGGCTTAAAAGCTAAAACAGAAGGATTAGTAAGACAAACATACCGGTCTTCTACTAGGACGCCTTGATAGTTTGTAACACTGGTGACTTTTGCATATTCTTTAGCAGCCTCTGATCCTACAAGAATGACCAAATCATATGGTTCGATCAGTTTAGGGTCTAGAGTAATGTCTTTCTTTAGTAGCTTTTGAACTGATAGAGTGCTAAGGTGGTAGAGATCAAACTCAAAGTCAAAATACTTTTTGTAGTCGGCTCTAGAAGGAGTTTTATCAATTATGCAAATCTTTTTCATTTATCCAGTCCTTGATGCTGTTGACGTATTCTTGAGTGAGTTCGCCAGGATCCGTGTCTTCGCCCAGCACTATTTTATCTGTTTTAAATCCTGCTTCTTGAACTAAAGGCTCTAGTTTTTCTACTGCTTGCTGACCTGCTTCATCGCCGTCAAACATAAAGTAGATCTTTTCTACTCCTTGAGTTTTTAAGGCTAAAAGCTTTAGAGCAGTATCATTTTGAAGAGTGTTAGTTCCAAAGGCACAAACAACGTTTTTTAAGCCTTTGTCGTACAAGTTCAGCATGTCGAAAATGCCTTCTACTAAAATAACACTTTTGTGTTTTTCTGTAAACCGTTCTGGAAAGATTGGAATTGTTGTTTTGCTAGGATAAATAAGATACTTTGGGTTTTCAGAGCTCATCATGTGGCGACCAACAAAAATCACATTGCGATCTCGGAGGTCTTTGATGGGAAACCAGATTCTGTTCTGAAACTTGTCGTCTCCTGTAACCACACAAAAAGCGCCAAAAGTTTTTAGCGTTGCAGCACTAATTCCTCTGAAAGGCTTTGTGTAAGGAATCATTCTATCAGGAAAGACCGCGCCGTTCAAGCTAATATTTAAGTTATTCAATTTTTCTTTTAGTTTTGCAATCTTTACACTATGAGGCGTACTGGTAATTCCAAAGTGCTTAAAGATATTTGTTTTAAATCCGCAGCTAAAGCAGTGAGCAATCCCACTAGTTTTGTCGATTCTAAAACTGGGATTGCTGTCGTCGTGGTCTGGGTTTAAGCAATAAGTTAGCCAGTCTCGACCATTGCTTGTAGCTGTTATTCCGTGTTTTTGAAGTAGCTCGTAAATACTATTAGTTGTTACAGATTCCATGGTAAGTCACTACTGCTGTCGTCTACTTTTAGATCGTCTTTTGATTTTTTGGCTCTTTTAACTGTTTCTTTCTTTTCGGGGGCCTCAATACTTTGAGGACTAATCCGAAGAGAATCCCAGTTAATAGGGCTGGTAAACCCCATTTCAGGAGCGCCTCGAATTTTTGTTGTAGAAAAACTCAAAGCACCCTTCTCTTTTTCATGCGCTTCCATTACTAATGCAATGTCGGCAGCATCTAAAATACCCTTTGCAAAACGTGCTTCGCCACTTGCATCAATTTGATACGGGCTTACTATTACAAGATCGTATTTGCGTGCTAAGTTTTTTAGCTTTTTACTTACTTCTACTTGAGGCTGCCAGTCGTATTGATTCGTTCCTTCGATCACAATCTGATTTAGGTAGTCTACTACACAAACCGTGAGTTTGTCACCAAACTTTGCTTTTAACTTGCCCAAGTGTAGGTCTAGGCTTGTGATTGTTAAAGCGCGGTCATCAATAATAATCATTTGATTGTCTGGCTTTAGGCTCTTTTCTCTTACCAGCCGACCCTCAAATTTGTACTTGTCTCTAGTACGAATAAACTCTTCTACTAAATCACTACTATCCTGAAACATTTCTGCTCGGGCTTTTACTAGGGATAAAAGCTCAGAGTCTGTTAATCTGTTTTGTTTGATGCTTTGATGGTTTACGTTTGCAAGAATGCTTAGATTGCGTTCTAATACTTCTTTTGCAGTCATTTCAATAGTAAATATTACGCTAGTATTTCCACTTTCGTATTGATTTACTAAGATATTGCTACTACAAATAGACTTGCCACTGCCGCGTTTTCCGCCTATCAAGATAAGCTCTTGACGGGCAACACCACTCAACGCAGCATCAAAACTGTTGTTGAACCCTAAGTGTACACGGTCTCTTGCAATCTCGTCTGGGTTCTTGAAAAGCAAAATGTCCGCCATGTTGTAAACGCCTTCTGTTGAAAGTGTCTTCTCTTCTAGAGCTAAAACAATATTGCTTAAATTGTCTTTTATTTCCTGACTGTCGTAAACAGGAAGTTTGTCGATAAACTTGTCTAGTAGTTTGATAGCCTCGTTTTGAGTGTACTGGTCAATAAGAGCGTTGACGGCTACTTCTGCACTAATATCTGGATTTTCGGCCAGCTTTAGGGTCGCAAGAGTACGAAGGGCAGGACCTTCTCGAAGTGTAAGCTCTAATTCATCAAAACTTGGAATAGCATTGTAATTATCGTAGTACTTTGAAATAGCACTATACAAACTACTAAAAGCGGGGTCTAAAAAGGCGAGTTTTAGCTTGGACCAAATGTCCAGGTTTCTTTCCGTTAGTAGTTTGTTTAGTACAATAGCACTACAATCCATTACGTAACTCGCGATTCGTTATCTATAATTACTTGATCAAGTATTTCTTCGAGTTTATTCAAAACTTCAGCTCTCAAAGTTTTTAGCTCGTGTTGATAAGGTGACTTTTTATCAAAAATAATACTTAGCTGTTTGTGTGTTATTAGTTGTTGGATTCCAAAGTAGACTGCATCATACGCTATCCAACTGTGAGGGGCGACATCTACTGTCACATTTTTACCGTAATTATGCTCTGCTTGGCGCACAACCTCTTCTACGGTAAAACTGTCCAAATCGTGGTAAGTAAGTGTTACTTTCATTTGTATTTTTGCTCTAAGGCCAAAAGCGTTGCTAGTTCTGCATTCTCTTTTATGTGCTTTAATCTTAAGTCGTGTAGTTCGCACTGGTGTTTTACGTACACCTTTAGTCGCTTTCCAGTAAAAGCCAATTCTTTCCAGCCAAAATGAGCATACTCCCATTCACGAGAGTACAGTTTCCACCTCATATCTTTAATATCCAGCTTTGTTTGCAAAGCATCCCATTCGTTTTCGTCGTCACGGATGGCTTCCAGTACAGATCCCATAATCTTTCTCCAGAACAAAAAGGCATAGAGCGTTTTAATTCTCTATGCCTTTTTCTAGTTAGACAATTTTTTTTAAGCAGCGACTGCCTTGGCTTCAGCCTTTGCCTTCTTTGCTGCGCCGTCATAGTCGGCTACTGTGATACCACGACGAGTTAGCATTGTCTTGATGCCACGCTCTGTCTTGTCTGTTTTCTGAGCAATTTCTGCAACAGTCATCTTTGCGATACTATCACCCAGTGAATCGACTGGATCTGCTTGCGCATTGCTGTGTGACTCTCGCTGTGCAGGAATCTTTGAAATCTGCTCATTGCGAAGTAGGCTAAGAGCCTTGCCACGAACTGAAGGAATTGTCTTGCCAAGAGCTTCTGCAATGTCTTCGATGAACTTGCCGCCCTGAACCATCTTTACGAATGCTGCTTCTTCTTGATCTGTATAGATCTTTGCAGCTTCTACCTTTTCAGCAGGCTTTACCATTGCGGTAAGTTCCATGCTGAGGATCTTACCCTGAATCTCCTTGGGAGAGAACTTGCCTTCTAGGAAAATTTCAGAGATTTGACGATAGGTAAGGGTACCTTCGTTTTGGGTAACGAAACGGTCTAGAGCGGCTTCTTCTTGTTCTGAAAAACGAGAAACTCGAGTCTTGGCCATGCTAGCAACTTCGTGGTCAAGCTGACGCAGTTTTGAAGCCACTGAACGAGTACTTACTTCTAGAGCCTCTGCAGCTTTCTCTACTGTTTCTGCTGAAACAGGGGACTCAGAACCCACGATTTCTAGTAGGGTTTGTACTGCTTGGTCTGACCACTTCTTTGCTTTGTCTGTCATTTTATACTTCTTTCCTTAGGAATTTGTTTAGATCTGAGATAATTGTGATGCCGTAACTATCTGCTTTTTTGCGTTTTGTACTATTATCTCCTGCTTCGTCGACAAGATAGTCTAAAGACTTTGTTACGCTCTCTGCGACTTTGTATCCGGCTGCTTCGATAGCGGAGTAAGCTTCTGTTTTTGTTTTAAAGGATTTTAGTTTTCCTGTAATACAAATTGTTGCCAAGTAATTCTTGGCTTGGGTCTGCTCAGAACTCCAAGAGAACGGCAATACTTCTTGAAGGTCTGGAAGTTCTATGTTAATCCAGTGTATTAGGTTTTGAGTTGCTTTGTCGCCTAAACCTGCTTCTTTGCACTTGGTTTCTGTAATCTCTGAAACGTGTGATACGTGATTCGAGATTTTTTCGGCAAGAGTCTTACCGATTAGTGGAATCGAAAAACTTTGAAGAACTGTTGCTAGACTTGAACTCTTGGAAAGATTAATCTCTCCCATCAGCTTTTCTGCTAGCCGCTCACTGCCCAGTGCTTTAGCAACGCTTTGTTCGTCTAAGAAATAAATCTCTACAATGTCCAGCAACTCTAGCTTTTCAAGCGTCTTTGGGCCCATACCCTTGATGTTGAGGGTTTTGCAAAAGTGTTCGATTTTTTTGAACACTTGGGCATCGCAAAGAGGGTTGCGGCAAAAAAGTTGCTCGTTGACTGTTTCTAGAGGATGATTGCAGCAGGGGCAAAAGTTTGGGATTTCGATCTTCATAGAGTTTTTTCGATTTAAGAAAAAGATTATAACCTAATTGGAGTCCTGCGACAAGTCTGTTTTTTGTTTGGTAACCCAATAAAAATACAGACTCATAGTTTGTAAACAATCTCAGGAATGATTTCACCTGCACGTCGAATACCAACCACATCGCCAAGACTAAGTTCCAAGGCCCTGATAAAGCCTGGATTGTTTAAGGTTGCTCTGCTAACTAAGGCATCTCCCACCATGACTGGTTCTAGAATAGCAACTGGAGTAACCTTGCCAGTCTTGCCTACCTGCCACTCTACTGAGAGGAGAGTAGTCTCAACACACTCTGCACGAGTCTTTTTTGCATAGGCACCGCGTGGATGCTTTGCTGTGTACCCCAATTCTTCAAACCGTGTATTGCTGTCTACTCGGTAAACCAACCCGTCTGTGGGATAGATTTGGTCTAGGTTTTTGTCAAATACTGTACTAAATCCCGCAGCACTAAGCAGCTGCATGTCTTGAGTGAACGTAGTAGAAACAAAGGGTTGGATTCCGTAAGCAAAGAACTCTACGCTGCGAGTTTTAAACTCTGACAAATCTTTTAGATTGAGCGAGCCTGCTGCATAGTTACGAGCGTTTTCAACGTGCTTTGGAGCACACACTTCGCCTACAATTTGTACAGGACTACCCCAATACTCTGGAATCTTGAGAGGAACAAGTCG